AGCGGTTCTTCCGAGTTTCTCGTACACCTGCCGTGTCCGTTACGAAGACAAGTAAACAATTACCCAAGCTTTTGTTTACAAACGCATTGCTGGGAGGGGGGAAGGGGGTTGGGAACTGAGCACGTCTGACCAGGCTGCTTGAGGGGCATCTGAGGCAGCAGCAGCAGCGGCTGCTGGTGCATCAGAGGAAGTACGCGTAGATGGCTCCTGTGCCCTTGGGTGCATCAATAAGACGTCCCTTCCGTCTTCGGGGGAGAAGTCTGGGACGGACTGAGCCCCCGTGAACCACGGAAGGTACTCTGTCGCTTCTTCCGGTAGCTTTGAGGTCACCCACCTGCACCCGTGGGCGAATCTCCTTCTGATGGCCAGAAGGACTTCGATCCCCGCGTTGGACCACCATGTAGTCGGAGATGAGTTTGAGCATATCACCACAAGCGTCCACGCGGCGGATTTGTCGTGGAACCGGCAACTGAGGGGGCAGTCCCACTTGTCCAGGTACTGGTTCATCTCGAAGATCTCCCACTTTGTCCAATCGAACTCGTCGAACAGAATCGTCGTCTCGCCCTGGTAGCGGTCCCACGGACCGCGGCCAGGCTTTACGACGTAGATACCACCCGTGCGGAGTAAACGCTCGCACGTCCGGACCCGGTGTGTTTTGCCAGTCCCAGAAGGCCCCCAAAATACTTGTACATCCACTTGCCTTTGGATCGGTGCAGCTGGCGCTAGGAGCTGGTGTAAGTTCGCAATCCCCTGAGGAAAGCGGATCATCGCCGACGGATGCGCCTTCGCGATATCCCGTAGAGGGATGCCATCAGAACAAAGCTTAGCGATGGCGAGTAGATCGGACCGCCTACCTTGTTCACCTGCGTGGGGATTGAACTCGCCGTGCTCCTCACCGGCTGCTACACGAGTGTCCTCTTTAGTGCAATAGTCTCTGCACTGCTGTTCGTTTCCTCTAGCAATTAGAACGTGACAGTGACCGCCAAGTAGACCGACAACGGTACGCAGGCGGCACTGGCCCTTGAATCTGCAGTAACCCTGGATGTGCTCCGTTCCCTCCTTCCCCCGCTCCAGCTGCCATACTAAGTACGCCATCTTGGTGCTGAATACCGGTACGAAGTCGCCGGGGTTGTTTATAGTGAAAACAACCCGCGTGACCTTTTTAGAGGTATCTTCTTCCGCTTCCACGAGTCCTGCAGGGAACTCGGGGACGTCGCCAAGCCCGGCGGCCACGACAGGGGACGCCGCGGCGGCAGCGCGGGCGAGGCGGCCGAGACCCGTGTGCCGCCGCTCCACTACTGGTTGCGGAACAAGTGGGGCATACCGTTCTGCCCCTGCCGGTAGAACTCGAGGCGCCGCTGCACCAACCTGCCCACTGCGCTGCGCCTCCGACTGGCGCATAGCTTCGTCCCATTCAGCTTGAGAGAGTTCGCTGAACTCCTGTGTGTCGTCATCTGACGCTTCACACTGCGATTCGATGAAGTAGCTTGCCATTGCATGAGAGGTTTAAAAGAAGTGCAGTTACACGTCACGCCAGTGCCTTTTAAACACGTCTTAACGGCGAAGTACCAAAGCGCGCACAAGCAATTCGTAGAATCGCGTCATCAAATACGTAATCACACTCGTCAGATTACCAATTCCAGAAACCTAATTATAGGCCAGACTGATTCGAAAAGAAATAGGGCCCGCCGTTGCGGGCCCGACCCGAAGCAGGGGCCGGGGCCCCCCCGAAGCGAAGCGGAGGGAGGGGGGGTGCCCCTGCGAAGGGAAAAATTATTGACCATTCCGGAGGCTGGAGCCGAGCTAAACGGGGGAGGGCCCCCCCGAAGCGAAGCGGAGGGAGGGGGGGGACCCGTGTGCGAGGCGACGCCGAGTCCTCTCCTAAGAATAGGGAAACGTTGATAGGGCCTCCCCTCCCCTGCGGCGGTAGCGGGGAGGGGGTGGGGGTGGGGTGTGGGGTGGTGGCCTTAGGGTACTACTATTACCCTAAGGCCACTTTTAGGCAGGAGGTCAGACATGCCCCAAAGTGGGCATACTGCACCTCACTGCACCTTTGACGTCATAGCGCCAGTGAATAGCTGGCCTTCTAGCTGTGACGTCAAAGGTATTCACAAAACTAACTTTTCACAAGAAGAAACATGCGCAGGACTGTGATGAAAAAGACTATGCGGATGCTGTCTGCCTCGGGCAGAGCAGCAGCTCGCCGGCAGACGACTTCCGCAAAGCGAGCCGCACACGTACAGGCATACCGCGAAGCCGATATGCTTGCCAATTTGGCAGTGCGCGGCTTGCAGCTTGGCCCGGGAGAGCTAAAGGCCCGTGATGTTGCATCCGGTGCTTTTGCTGGGGCCGACTGGGGAGGCGTCGCCGTGCTGTTGAATGGCATAGCACGTGGCGACGACATCGACGAGCGCACAGGGCGCCAGGTTATGATGCGCTCTTATGAGCTCTCTGTACTTTGGCACCAGGCCGCACCTGGTGCCCACCCGGAGCCCTGTGTGGCGAGGCTGCTTGTTGTATACGACAAGCAGACCAATGGAGCTGCTCTTACTCCTGCACAAGTATTGACGGCCACCGGCACTCTAAATGCAGCGACTTCTCCAAAGCAGCTCGAGAACCGTGAACGTTTCACGATTCTGCGTGACATTCGTACCCCTATGGCTGCCGCGGAAACTTCGGATTACGAACCGCCTCCGAAGGCCCTGAAGATCTACCAGAGCTTCATGCTTCCAGTGACCTTTAACGCCGGTGACGCAGGCACCGTGGCGGACATAACCACTGGAAGCCTTTACGCTATTTTCATTAGCGATCAGGCAGCGGTTCTTCCGAGTTTCTCGTACACCTGCCGTGTCCGTTACGAAGACAAGTAAACAATTACCCAAGCTTTTGTTTACAAACGCATTGCTGGGAGGGGGGAAGGGGGTTGGGAACTGAGC